GTTTGGATTTCATCATGTATGTTTCCTATAAAGTTATAGTCAATCTTCCATTTAGTCGCATACTCATCCAACAGGGCTAGGGCTTTCTTCATTACGATAGCACCTGCTGACTGCAACAAAGTGTTCAGTGCCGCGTGTTCTGACCGTACATAGACCCTTCTTCCATCCAAGCCATAAACATAACCTCTTCCTGCCGCCAGACTAACTCGTTCTCGTAGCTTTCCAAGAGACGGCGTATTTCTAAGGAACTTGTCCTTAAGTCTTTTACCATCTTGTCTAGTTCCTCCAACGATACTTCCGATCTTGGCATCTCCTGCCCCATAAAGGAAAGCGTATATGAAAGTCTTTGCCTGATCTCTAGTTTCAAGGCCGCTAGCCAACTGATTTGCCGTGTGAATATCTCCCGTGAGAATTTCATTTGTGTATCCCTCGTCATTCATATAGTGTGCTAACATTCGCAATTCCAAGCCGCTTGCGTCCATACCTACCAGTTTGTATCCCTCTGGCACAATCCAAACATCCCTACACTCTCTGCCGTAAGGCGAGTACACCGCAGGAATTTGACCCATGTTGGGACTAGAGTGTGTCATGCGTCCCGTTACTGCTCCATTGGAGTTAACGTACCCATGCACCCGCCCGTTGTCCTTAACAGCCTCCAACCAACTCTGTACCTGTGCCACACGCTTCTGTAACATAAGATACTCAGCAATCAAAGCGGCCTCTGGTATTCCCTTCACTGTACTTAGCACTGCCTCATCAACGATGGCCTGTCCTGTCTCAGTGAACTTAGTTGGCTTCCACCCATAATACTGTAGGTGCTTACCTATCTGCTGTCGTGACCCTAGATTAAACACAGGGAAATCGATACGGCTAAAGGGTGCTACTGCTAGTTGCCATTGTTCCCCAAGGAACTTAAGTCCGACCACAGAGAGCGTACCGTCCTTTTTAACTTTAGGGGTAATCTCTTTGATAAATGTCGGCAACGGTTTGAAAACCTGATGTACTTCGTCTTCAAGGTCATTCTTTTTCTCCTTTAATCTAGCTAATAAATTGTATGACTTCTCCTGATCTAAGAGCCACCCTGTTTTGATCTGCTTACTAATAATATTTTGTACTTGATGCTCAAGGTCAATGCTTTCAGGCTTAAAATCCTTAAGCTGTAAAAGTAGTCTCTCGTACACCAACGCATTAACCCTAACATCCTGTATGCAATACTCCAACATATCAAACGAAAATACATCCCAAACATTATGATCTCCTTTGGGGCAATTAAGTATAGTCCCCCAGTTATCTAAGGAATGACCGCCCTCTCTTGAGGGGTTTGCTAAACGAGACATTACCAGTGTGTCAGTTATTTTACACTTGCTAAAGTCTACATTCAGTAGTCTTTCCAGTACAGGTATGTCGTACCCTATAAGGTTATGACCAATCAATTCGCACTCGTCCTGCTTTTGTAACCAAGGTATAAAATCTTTAAGCCTGTCACCCGACCAAGTTAGGGAGTCAGCGTGTCCGATCTCTCGCACAACAATACACCATACCTTATCAGGAGTAAGCCCATTGGCTTCAATGTCAAGTACAAACTGTTTCATCAAAAGTCCGACTCCTCGCCTAATGGACAGCTAGTCTCTAACATACGACCTGAGTCCTTATCATAGTAAAGGTAACAAGCAGGGCCAGTGAGTCCAACAAACCGATTCTTGAGGACACGAACAGTTGTAGTGTTCCGTGTCTCAGGGTCTTTGTGTTGCTGATCGCGCTCTAAGCCAATAACAATGTCGCTAAGTTGCGCGATTGACGCTGATCCTCTGAGTTCTCCCAAGCTAATCTTGCCGCCATCTTCATGTGCCTTTGAGCCGCTAGGTCTACGCAAGTGTGATACTAGGAATAGCCCTACACCTGTCTCTTGTACTAGCTTTCTAAGATTAGTCATAATGCTGTCGATAGCCTTACGCTCGTCACCGTTTTCCTGATCGCTGACCACGATGCTGAGGTGATCCAAGATGATCCACTTGCAGTCCAAGCCCTTAGCCATGTAACGTATGCGGCCTAACAGGTTGTCCTCGCTCGTAGAACCCCAGTGATCAAACAAAAAGATACGGCCTGAGCCTAACGTCCTGTCCCAGTAACCCTTCTTCTCTTCCTTGCTGACAGTTTTGTCTAGGTGTAACTGCTTGTTAGCCTCTATGGACATGATGCCTAACGCTGTCTTGGGGATGTCCTCTTCCAAGGCTAGGATGCCAATGTTGTCCTCAGTAGCCCCTAGCAGATAATGCTCTAGCTCTCTGACTATCTGAGACTTACCCATGCCCGAACCTGACGTAATGGTGACAAGTTCTTTCCTACGGAATCCGTGGGTCATCTCATTGAGACAGCCCCAAGGGTAGAGGATTGACTTAACGTCAGCCTGTTCCACGATCATGTCCCAAGTATCACTGCCTGACACAATGCCATCGGGTTGGTACGTCTTAGCGTTCCACCACTCTTTGACAAAGCCCTGCACTTTATTAGCCTTGAGCATATCCCCTGCGTCCTTCATAGGCAGGGTGACGTTCTTAGCTTTGTTGGGGGTGAATAAATCAAGGACTGACTTGGCCGCCTCTTGTCCTGCCTTGTCATTGTCAAAGCAGATAACAACATTATCAAAGGACTCTAACCACTCAAGGTTTTCTTTAATGTCTTTTGATGCTCCGCTTGCGCCACTTCTAATGGAGACAACGGGCCATTTCCCATCGAACATTTCGTGAACTGCAAGTGCGTCTGCCTCGCCCTCTGTGATCGTAACGTACTTACCGCCACCCTTGAAAGCCTGTTGACCGAACAACCCAACATTAGCAAATTCCCCCGTTGCGTAAAAACCCTTGTTGTCCACGATGCGAACCTTGGTCCCTATTGGAGACCCTGAGTCCTTGTCGTAGTATGGATAGTGGTGCTTGACAATTTGCCCCTGTGCGCTGTACTCAACCGTTACACCATACTTCTGTGCTATTGATTGACTGATACGCCTGTCAGGGATTGCCGCTACTACTCCTGTCATCTCTAATCGCCTCGCTCTACTTGGTGTTACATTTACAACTTGACCAGTGCCTCTCTCGTAGTGATCACAGCCGCCTGTAAAACAAACGGCGTGACCATCGGAGTACCTCGCTAGGTTGTTCTGTGAGCCACACGCAGGGCATGACTCATGTTTAACAAAAGTGGATGACACTACTAAAACTCCCCTCCACTAGTGTCTTCCGCTACCTCTAAGACCTTGATCTTATTCAGATAGGTTGATACACCATGCACAGGATGCTCTTGACCCTCTGCGTACAACAACCGCACTTTAGACCCTCGACCTATCCGACCCTTGAAGGGCGAACCCTCAGCGTCCATGACAGGCACATCATACTTAGTGCTGAACTTGCGCTGTTTGACACCTTCATACTCTCGCATCTTGACACCCTTGGCTGATAGATCATCTGCGGTGGTATCGTCTAAAGACAACACGACAGAGAATTTACCAGTTGATTGGCCCTGATACATTTCATGTTCATCAAGATTCTCAAACGCTAATAAACCTTCTAATACTGCCATAACTACTTCCTCTAGTGATTGTGATCCATACCTTAGGATCGTTTGGTTAATACTATAATTATATATTAAATATTTTCCTTTAATACATAAGTATAGTATAACATGAATCTGGGCATAACCTCAATCATTCAAAGTTATACCCATTATTCATATAATAAATACTACTCTCCTTTTATGTAAAAACTAAAATCACAATCCTCACCAAAGGAAATATACTTTTGTTCAGTCTTCACAACTTCACTAAGCACATAACCGTGATCTGGATGTTTCATAACCTTACCGTTTTTGTGCTTTTTTGGAGCATAAATACGTTTAAAGTGTGATATTATTGGATACTCTTCTAGCTGATTATAACAGTCTAGCTCAAAACCGTAGTTCTTTTTGACGTATTCCTCTACCGCCTCTAACACTTCATATTGTCCTAATTTAATTTCCATTACTGTTACTCCGTATCCGATAGGAAGTCAAAGGGGTTGACCAGATCATCAAGAATCGTCTGCATAGGGCTGTCCTCCCTTAATGCCTCTGTAGAGATTGACAGACACCCAGAACACAACTCTGAATAATCACCCGTTGCTTTATCAATACGTTTTAGTTCGTACTCATTCATTATAACGTCACATGCTTTACATCTGCTCATTTTCACTCTCCTCAGAGTAGTCAGCGAAACAATCTTCGCATAAAGGGTATTCATCACTTTCCTGCGCTTTCTTAATAAACTCAGCGGGAAAATAATCGTTGTCCAACCATTTGTCACAATGTCCACAATTATAGACCGCCATTATCCTTCCTCCCTTTTATTACCAAACGCCTTCAAATATTCCTGACGCATAACGTCAACGTGTTGCGTGTAGTATTCCTCCCTGACCTGCCTAATGACTCTTTGTGTCAGTTCAGACAGCGACATACAGTATACTTGATACTCGACCAGTTCATCAACCATTTCTAACGATGTTGGCTCTATCCACTCATTAGGTTCATCATAGCCTATTAGACCCTCTTTGATTCTACTCATAATAATCTGTTTCCTCTGTGATGTAGACGTAACCAAAAGTTATTGTCAGGAAAGGCAATAATATAACAGTACCTTTAAAAGGTAAAGCAGTTATTTCCTCACTCTCTGCATTATAGACCCACACAGGCCGACTATCCGCAAACTCTATATCTAACCCTGTACCGTTCCTGAGTTCGACATTAAACGTATTTTTCCCTATCTTAAAACTAAGCATTATCTTTTTCTTCCTTCAATTCTTTAGCTTTAATATCCGCTAATGCGGCGGCAATTTCCCATTGCGCCATCGGTGGATACTCATCCTCATCTGTTAAATGCTCATCACCATGAAGCCAATCTTCACAACTACCGTTCCATCCACTCATAAGTCACCCCCAAGCACTACAACTGCCATTGTGTACCATACAAGGGCCATTATAGCGCCTCCAACGGCTAATGTGACCCACCCTACCAGTTCAACGACAAACGCAGTCCTGCGCTCTCTCCTTAGCTCCTTAGCTGTCAATAGCTTTTTAGCATTATTCATCTTTTATGCCTCCTATCCTGTTTTTCTTGAATGATCTGCTCAGATTCCCAGACCGCATATAGTCCCGTCACTATTAATAATACGCCCATTACTACCACTATTCAATCCTCCGTTGTAAATACATAGAGATATTGTCTTACTATATCCCTTTCGTGTTCCTTTAAGCCAATCCATATGGCCGCCTGTGAATTCTTGAATAAGACTATACGCGCTTGTATATCGTTTGTATAGTCAATATGCCTTGCGTCCTTTAGGTTGCGTTCGTTTAGCCTAATCTCATACTCGAGGCCGTCTAGTGTCTCTGCTACTTGTTTATATTGCATGCTTCACGCTCCCTGATTTCGAGGATGTCCCAATCAACAATATGTTCATTAACAATTTGTTGATCGCCCATACCAATAAGGTCGCGCGCTTCTTCTTTGGAGTCAGCTTCTACTGAGTATTCGATTGATGATATTTCGCGTACGGTTATTCGATAGATGTTCATGCTGTCACCTCATCATAATCAGCGTTGCACTCACTCGCAGACGTTAACAAGCAATCAATGCGTTCCTGTGGTACTCTGTCACAATCACAACCCTGTAGCCATTTATTTATATGCTTGGTGGTAGTGACGCTGTAACGCTCTTGTGTGCGTATTAATGAGCCATCCGTTAAACGTGCGGCAACTGGTGTCTCATAGCTAAAGAACACCTGACAGAATCCTAAATCTAGTTCCGTCTGATTGCTTCCTATTTGTTTCAGTTTCATCTGGTGTTACTCCTGTTAGATATTATAGTTGGTTTACTAATGCCGACCCAGTGTATCAGGTAGGCATAGGCAAAACTACTATGCAAAATAGTTGTTGTTTAAGTTCAGCATGTACGAGCCGTTACTATGGGGCATTGCCGTCATAACTTCGGTATCGTCATCGTCCAGTGCCTTGACCCATCCATCGCTATCGGTGACAGTGAAACCACCCGCTTTCAACTGCTTGACTAGTGCGTTAACCTCTCGCTTGTTTTTCATAAACTTGACCATGCTACGCTACCTCCCGTGATCTTAAATCAGCACACTCTAACCACTGCTCCTTAGTCACTTTGGCTTTGGTATGTTCATTAGACCACAACACTAGTGCCAGTGTCACCCTTGGATCAAACAACACAGCGTCACTGGTATCACTTCTATTAACGAATTTTTCACCTACTAATTTACGTGAGAACTCACGAATACTAATGCCCTCGTCCATGTGTTTCATAGCTGATTCCCAGCAGTATTCATCTCTCTCTTGACTGGTATCCATATACGCCAGTTGCTTCCATTTTTGACACTCTGTCGCTAATGTTAAATCTGCAACTCGTCCCTCTATTAATATCTGTAGTTTGTTCATGGCTATATACCTTTAGTTGATAATGATTCTCATTTACAAGGGTTCCTCTCCCTTGCCTCTTGCACCCATTATAGTGACTGATCAGCTAATGTATATAACGTAAACTATATAGTGCCCATTCATCATATGAATACCATATGCTACCTTCTATCACACGCGCGCACCCGCGAGTAACATAAAGATAAGACAATTACTAATACTGTTTTGATATATAAAAACTATTTACTATAACTATATTATTATACAGATTATTAGCACGGCTAAGAGTCAGCGCTGGCGTGGCCTGTAGCAAATGCCAGCGATTAGCATAGGTGCCTATACGATTGCATAGGCTAACACTAGCGCGGCTTAGGCGTCCATTGTGGGGCTTATGTCAGCATATAGATGTCAGTGATAATACACGGGTATGTCATAAGCTTGGTGTATAGCTAAGGTTCTCAGGTATACCCAAAGGGCACCCGCATGTGTTCCCACACTTGCCCAAAGTAAACCAATGTTTACATGTGCAACCCCTTAGGTTCCTCGCGTATCCACTAGGCTCCTTATGTAGTACGCGAGGGCATGCCACATGTGCCTTGTGTATAACTTATGTATAACTTATGCACAGCCCAAGGACGCTGTGGGTAACTATGTGCAAAACCTGTGGATAACTTTGGGGACGGGGGGGTGCTGGGGTATCGCAGGATTGTTACTGTACCCGCCTGTATACAAAATAGTAGCAAATGGCCCTTAGGTGCTGACATAACAATAGTATACTAAAGGCGCATAAGACTGACACAAGCAATACATAACCTATTGACACACAAGGTAATACTCATGTTTAGTCTTATGTAGCAATAAGCAGCTAAAAGGACACGACCCTAGTGTCCAAAGTACACAAACTCGACACGAGCTAAGTGCCTAAAGTACATTACTTAAAAGATATAGTAAAT